TAGAAGTAGAGATTTAACAAGCAGAGCGTTTGCAGTACAAAATATAATATATCAAAGAGGAATAAAACCTACAGAGTTTTTTAGTAAACCATTTGAAAAAGCATTTAAAACACTACCAGAAGAATTAGTAGAAGCGTATGGTTTAGATGTAGAGGATTTTATGAAATTTGTTTTAAAAGATTAGATATGCCAACATACAGTAAAATAACAGTAGAATTTTTAGTTGATTATGATATTGACTATTCATTAAGTATAAAGTCATTGCTTAGTGGTGTTCAAACTACACAGACTTGGGAATGGGTTGCGACACGTTCAGCAGGTTTTGAAGTTACAAAAGGAACTGCTACAGGTAATGCAGGTGAAACAACAGCAACTAATTTTGATGCAGCATTTTTATTAGACAATGCAACAGGATATAGCACAACAAGAACAGTAAACTCATTAGAGATATTTAGTGAAACATTAGGACAAGATTTTATAGGTTTTAAAACAAGTAATGGAACTAATGCCTTACAGGAGGGTGTAGATTATAACGTTACTTTTGAAAATTACACAGCACCGTTTGATTTAATATCTGTTAAGAGTATATTAGCAAGATCACCGCATTATGTTAATACGCCTTTCTTTTTTGAAACTACAACAAAAGCCACTATTAATTTGTATTTATGGAATGGTGACGTTGATACATTACCTTCAGAACCTAGTTATACGCTAACTAAGATACGCCCTACAATAGATTACACAGAATTTAATACTGATTTATCTAATATTATTAAAAGTGCTTTAGATAGTCAATTAGAATTAACACTAACAACAGCAGCAGGGAATGTAGTTAATGCTGGTGATTTAGAGTTTAAATGGGCTAGTTATATTGCATCTTACACAGATCCAGTTGAAAACGTTACAAACGTAGAGGGAACTTTTGGCAGTTGTGCAGGTTACGGTTATTTTAGAGATGGTATTAATCCTTCGCTTCTAACTTTAGCTGGTAAAAATGGAAGATATTTAACGTCTTTAGAAAATAGAAATGTATCTAATAATGGTATATTAATACTGCCTTTTTTAAATGATGGTTTTTACTCACAATTTAGGGCTGTAACCGCTGGTACTGGTGGTGTAGGTGTTTTAGAAAATTTAGTTACATCTGATGATAGTTCTGATTATATAAAGTATTTTATGGTAGATTTAAGTATAGCTGATGCAGGTGATAGAATTGTATGTGATTTTATACATATTGGCGGAACGGACAGATTGATTTATACAGTTATTGAAAACTGCGAACAAGAAGCAAAGACCATAGTATTCAAAAATAGATTTGGATTTTACGATACTGTTACAATGTTTGCTAAAACGGTTGAGACACTTAAAATAGACAAAAGCAAATTTGTAAATAACTATGTTGAGAACGGTACATACGACATTGAAAAGCATCAAATAAAGGATATTAATATAGTGGCTAATGAATCTTTTACAGTTGCTAGTGGTTTTATTAAAGAATCTGAAAATGTATTAATAAAAGAAATGCTATTATCTGATACTGTTTATTTATGGGATAAGGTAAATAAGAATCTAAATCCTATTAGAACAAAGACATCAAGTCTAACATATAAAAATAGGTTAAACGATAACAAGGTGCAATATACAGTTGAGTTTGATTACGCTTATAACACTATTAATAATATTTAATGATTACAGCAGTTTACATACAAGGACAAAGGCTAGATTTATTTGAAGATGAAAGTATAAATGTAACGCAATCAGCACAAGATGTAAATGATATATCTAAAGTTTTTGGTGATTATTCACAGACTTTTAATGTACCAGCTTCTGATAGAAACAATAATATATTTAAGTACTTCTATAACGCTGATATAGATAACGGTTTTGATGCTAGATTAAGAGTTGAGGGTAGTATATCAGTTAATACATTAGACTTTAAAAAAGGTAAAATACGTTTAGATGGTGCTGAATTAAAACAAAACGAGCCTACATCTTATAAAATAACATTCTTTGGTAACATTGTAAATATTAAAGATTTAATTGGTAGTGATAAATTAAAGGATTTGTTATGGCTAGATAATTTTAATAGTGATTATAATGGCAATCAAGTTAAAGAGGGTTTAGTAAATGGATTAGATTTTACAATAGATGGTACAACCTATGAAGAAGCCGTTGTATATCCTTTAATAAGCTACAAAAGACAATATCTATACAATAGTAACGCATCAGATACAACGAGTACAGACACTTTAGTTAATATAGCTTATGATGCAGGGCGTGATGATGGTGTAGATAGTAGATATTTAAAACCAAGTATTAAACTGTTTCTAATTGTTAAAGCAATAGAAGAACAGTATGGGTTTAATTTTAATAGTTCGTTTTTTAACACAGCTTTATTTAAGTCTATATACATGAACTTAAATAACGATGTAGAAAGTCTTTCTGCTGGTTTGAAAGTATATGAAGATATAAGTGGTAGTTATTCGCCTTCTTCTGGAACTGCTTTAACTTATAGATATGTAACCACCGTAACGCCAAAGGCAGGTTTTGAAAACACACCATACAAAATAAACCTTTACTTTAACGGTACTCAAGTAGTGGGTACTAACTTTATTTCAGGAACAGAAACAAGGTTTCAAGGTAGTTTAGAATATACAGAAGACTACACAGCAAAAGCAGAAGTAGTTACAGGAGCTGATTTTGAGTTTGATGCTACTACTAGATTAGAGGTGAGAATATTGGGTGGTAGTATTATTATTTTAGATACAGTTACAGTATATACAAATAGCTACACTAATCAAGTTATAGACCTACAAGCGTTAATAAGAAGTTTAGCACCAGATATAAAAGTATATGATTTTTTAACATCATTATTTAAGACTTTTAATCTTACAGCAGTAGCAAATGGTGATGATATTAATATAGAGGATTTACAGTCATGGTATAGTAGCGGTGAAATATACGATATAACAAAGTTCGTAGATTTAGAGCAAGAAACAGTTGGAAGAGGTAAAATATATCGTGAAATAAATTTCAAATTTAAAGAAAGCGAACAAATATTAGCGGACCAATTTAGATTAAGTAATGATTTAATTTATGGCAACTTAGAATTTAAGTTAACTAATGCTAGTGGTCAAGAGTTAGATAGTGTTGATGGCGATGTGCTTAATATAGAATCTATTTTTGAAAATCCAATACATGAGCGGTTATTTGATTTAAACGATAACAGCCAAACTAATATACAATATTGCCCTTATTTTGACAGGGAAATAAAGCCAATAGCAAACGCACCATTTTTGCATTATGCAGACAGAACAATAGTAACAGCAAATACAATAGGGTTTTTAAATGATGGCGTGTACGAAGAGATATTTAGTGTATTTATGCCTTCACATAGTTACGTATTAGACCAAAATAGTTTTAATCTTAATTTTAATGCAGAGATTAACGAGTACACTTATGGCGTAATGCCAGACACTCTATATAAGCGTTACTATGATGATTACATTACAGATATATTTAGCATTAAAAGACGTAATTATAAGTATAAAGCAATATTACCAGATTATCTATTAAGCAATTTAAAGTTAAACGATAGGCTTATTATAAAAGATAGGCGTTACATTATAAACAAGATATCTAGTAACTTAGTAGAACGTGAAGATACATTAGAACTTATTAATGATATTTATGATGCACCACTAGCATCTGATGCCTTAAACACTTCGATGTTTAGAACAGCATTTAATGTATTACCTGGTGCTGCAATTAGCTTTAATGCTGAATATATAGGAAAAATAAATCAAAATATATCAGTAGTTGACAGTGGTTTTGGAACATCATTTATAACACTAGATAAAAGTAAAACAGATGCAACGGTTACAAGTATAGGCTACACGCTTACAGCTAATGCCACTGGTGCATTAAGGTCAGTAATAATACAAGTAAACGACAAAGTAAACGATCCAAAATACGTAGTATTTCAAGAACCTAATGTAGTCACGGCAGATAATAACATAATAACAGCAGATACAAATTTAATAACAGCAGACAATGGCTAAACAAACAATAAATATAGGTGCAACTGCAAACGATGGTACAGGTGATGTATTACGTGATGCATTTAATAAGATAAACCGTAATTTTGATGAACGTTATGAATCTTCTGCGTGGGAAAGTAAATTCCAGGCAGCAACGCAAAGTTTAACTGCATCAGATAATTTAATTACAATTGTAGGAACATCAGAATCAAACGGTGGTTTAACATTATTAGATGCTAATGGCAAAGTAACACCAATACAAGA